TTAAGATACAATGGGACGATCTGGAAAAATTTGCACAATAATTTCCATAAGTAATTTAGATAAATATCAATAGTCACTTGATAGATGAAGGCAACTGTAATAAATATATTATTACTACTTTCTTTCAGAGGTGGTTATTGATAACTCGCTATCTTTCTGTAGTGATTAATATATTGCGAGTGAATTGACCCTTCATTTATTTGGAGGGTCTTTTTTTTATTGTGCTAATTAATCAGAATATGACCAATCAGCACCATATAATTCTCGCCATTTCTTTTTTTCTTTGTGTATAGCTACCTTTGTCGTGTCCCACATTCCCTGATGGTGTCCATCACATAAAGGTATTGCACGCATATCACAGGTTTTGCCACCGCTATTTCTATCGTGTATGACGTGATGTGCTGTTGTCATAGTTGTTTGGACTTCTGCAAATTTTTGACAAATTACACATTTTCTTTGCCTAATTTCATTTAAAAACTTTTCATTTCTAATTGGCTTTGGCTGTTTTAGGTTTGACCACATAATTTTAACCTTGGCCATTTTCGACGTTTTTTGCCAAGCTAAGATTTTTTGGTCTTAATTTTGGCCTTGTTTTAATCTCAGATATTTTATCTGTTTCTATACATTGCGCCATGCTGTCCATATCTTCATATGGTTTATATGCGGCTGGTAATGCGTTTCCGCACTCATATGCGTTTTTATATAAAGTTTTCTTTTCTATTTCTACGCCAGCAACAACATATGTTATTACTAAAAATGTATAAAAAGTCATAATATATTTACCTCATTTTTCTTCTGTAACTTTAATAAACTTATGCCATAAAAGCATACGCTCATTGTGGTTTCTTATTAGACCATCTTCTCTTGGTGGCCTTTTGCAATGTTCTCTTGGCTTTGCACCACATTTTGGACATGGCATAGCCCTAATCATTATTTTTTCTTCGGTATATCCTTTACTCATTTCAATAACTCCAATGGGTCTGTCCCTATTGCATCAGCAAGTTTTTCCATTGCTAACTCAAAAAACTCATTAAATTCTTTTTGGTTCATTTTATTCATAGCAATTGTATCTGGAAAATAATAAATACCACCAAACTCACTAACGACTGTTTGAAAAAATCCACAGGCCATTTTAAGTTCTCTGTGCAAATTATCAGAGTTAGGCCATTTACCTGTAGCTTTACAGGCTTTGCCAAGAATTGACCAATATAGCTTATGATGTTGTTCTGATCTTTTTGACCTTAATACCAGATCAAATTCAGCGTTATGCGTTGCTAATGCTAACTGCTCCGCATCATATGCGGAACAGGGTAATAGCTGTCCATCTTGTAGCTTAACCGATATTCTTGGTTTTTTGCTCAAAACGGTATTGTGTCGTCAAAAGCATCATCGCTAGTGCCAAGATAAGTTGGCTTTAAGTCACCAGCAGTTTCAGCAGTTGGGTGTGGGTCGCCTGATGCTTTACCAGCTAGAGTAACGCTATTTGCATTTACCTCTAAATATTTTTTATCATTGTATTCGCGCCAAGAAAATTCACCATTAACTACGACAGGTTGACCTTTTCTTAGGTATGGAGAAACCGCTTTTCCAGCCTTTCCCCAATAAGAAACGCTAAACCAATAGGTTTCTTTTGTTCTTCTATCATTAACAGCTATGTCAAAGCCGCAAACATCCATGCCGCCTTGTGTTGTTCTTACAACAGCATCTTTTGCACAGTTTCCATATATAGTAATATTTTTCATTAGTTCATTCCTAGTTCAATTGATTTGTTTTCCCATGCAGTAGATATTTTATCAGAAAATACCTTATCTGTTTCTGCAATTTCTTTTATTAAGTTAAATGCTTTGTCAAACATAGCATCAAATGTATCAGCCGTAGCAGTTTCTATAAACTTCATAAGCTTTATACCGCGCTGTTCTGGCGTTTCTACAGGCTTAGATTTCTGGGCTACAGGGGCTGTTCTACCATTTGCCATATTCCCATCATCATCTTCAATAGGTACGCCTGTAAGGGCAGATAATCCATATCTGCGCGCATATGTGATAGCACCCCCCATTGATTGCATATCGTTTGCTTTATATTCCAAATAAACTTTGCAAGCAAATGACCCACCCGATGTATGCCTAAGTATTGTTTCAACATAAGTACCCAGTTCATCTCTGTCTGGGCATTGCTGTATAATAAAACCATTAGCGTGAAATGGTGGATAAACAGCATTTTGTATTGCTGTTAAGTCAGCATATTTATTTTTTAAGAATGGATTTTTAGAATTTTTAAAAGCCGCACCCATTTCTGCCTGTGCTTTTGCGAATGCAACAAGAGCATCTCGATATGCTGTATCATTGTCCCTTATGTATTCTGTAATTTCATTTGTCATATTATTTAGTCCTTATTGATATAGTTTGAGCGCCAGTGACTAATTCAGCCCCATCAATTTTGACACCCGCTTTGAGTTGTTTTTTGATTTCTGTTTTATCTGGTGTGATAGACACCTTGGTTAATTGTGTTGGTATTTCATTAGGATTAATGATGTTTACGCTTTCAGTACCTTTCCTCAAAGATATGGTTGCTAGAGCGTGTGGGATTTTAGTTTGATTTGCACAGAGCATTATAGTCTTAAGCATTTTAGTAAGCTTTTGCTTTCTTGCATCATGACCTGATTTGCGTTCTGCGTATTTTTTAGAAACATCCGCACATGAATTAGACCATGCTTCTGCCTCTGAAATTTTAAGCAATATGGATGTAACTAAATCTAATACATCTGTTTCTCCATCTAGGGTATCCCAGAAAGCGTCTTGGTCATCACGATATGGCTCAAGTTCTTCGGCAATCGCGGTAATCATTGCAGAGTCAATTCTCATTTGCGAGTTCCTCTGTATTAAATAGATCAATAGCATTTGCAATTGCACTATCTATTGTTTGCATTGCATTAGCTGGAAAACTTTGTGCAAGAAATTCCGATTGATTAATTTTACCAGCTTTTTCTAGTTCTATTAAATCTACATTATGATTTACTATACCATTAAGTATTTGAGATTTTACAAATCTGATAGGTGGGTTCTTTTTCATATTTTAGCTCCTGTCCATATTATATGTTTACAATTATTAATGATTAGTTTAATTAATGTAAAGAATAAAATAAATTATTTAACATTGGAGAGAAAAATGAAAGCAAAATTACTTACAAGTGAAGAAGTTAGAGATAAGCTAATTGACAGAAGATTATCATATGTAGCGGATAAATGCGGATTAACTTATATGTCTTTATCGAGAATAAGAAAAAATAACGGCAATCCATCACTTGCTACATTAGAAAAGCTATCAGAATACTTTGATGAAAATAAATAAAACCCTACGCTGTGAAAGGACAAGAGACTCAGCGCAGGGTTTAAGTTTGGTGTGTACGAGCAGTAAACCCCAATTGCATTCAGTTATACACGATGATTTTCAATTGACAAGAAAAAAGTTGATATTTTTATAAATTTCTATAAATAGATCATAGGACAAATGAAAGGACACCTAAAATGAGCATGAAAGCGGTTGTATGGGCATTGCATCAGCCTGATCTAACGCCACCACAAAAAATTGTATTATTGATGCTATCCGATAGACACAATCCAGACTTGGGATGTTTCCCTAGCATTAAAAGAATGTCTACAGATTGCAATATGTCAAGAAGCTCAATATTTGCACACCTAAATACCCTTGAGAAAAAAGGTCTTATAGAACGAAGGGGCAGATGCAGAGACGATGGACAGCAAACTTCTAATGAATACCATCTAAATATAATTGATAGGGTGCAGAATATAGATGCAGGGGGTGCAAAATCTGGACTGTCCCCCATCCAGAATTTAGACACCAATAACCATGTAATTAATAATCATGTAAATAAACCTATATTAAGATCAAATTCTATTGGCTTTGATAATTTCTGGTCACTATATCCCAGAAAGGTTGGAAGAGCTAATGCTGAAAAAGCTTTTGCAAAAGCATCACATTCTGTTGGTGTAGATAAGATATTGGATGCAGTAAAGCCATATGCAGATAGCGTTTCTCATAAGGAAAAGAAATTTATACCTCACCCTGCAACTTGGCTCAATCAAGGTAGATGGGATGATGAATTAGAAAAACAAGAGCATGGAATAGATCATCTCTTTAGGGATATGGTCAATGATCTAGCTAGAGTTAGGATTACATCAGATGAATAAATTACCAGCAATGCAATCAAAGGTATTAGACAATGATCAGCTTAGTAAGCACAGGGCTTGCATAGCGGTCAAGGCACAGGGCTTAATGAGTAGATATTATGAAGTTCCCCAAGATGAATATGTCAAACGAGATATTCTGATGGGTTGGATGGATATGTTGCAAGATTATACCCAAGAAGAAATTACAAAAGCTTGTATGCAATATCTTATTGATTATCCAAACAGGCGACCACATGAGGGACTTGTATTAAAAATTATATTGGCAAATAGAAAACACAAATTGCTGACAACACCTAAGATGCGGATAGAGGCTAAGAGTAGAAAAAATCCTGATGCAGAACAGAGAAAAAAGACAGCAGAAGAAATAATGTCAAAATTTAGAAAAATATGGTAGTATATGTTAGGGCTTATAAACCTTAGAACATCCTCCCATGTTCCCCCCTTCATTCCCTTATCCATGAGGGGGGTTTTAAAAACAATATCTTTATTGCTTATCTTTGTAACATAATTTATAAAATAATAAACAATGCGTTAAAATATGGGAGTAATAAATGTCAAATTGGGCGGCTGATAATGTAAATAAAAGACTTGTAAGTGAGCTTATTCCTTACGACAGAAATCCAAAAATTCACCCAGACAGCCAAATAAAACAACTTTCTGATAGTATAAGAGAATGGGGTTGGACTATGCCTATTCTAATTGACGAGAATGACCAGGTTCTTGCAGGTCATGGTCGATTGTTCGCCGCTAAAGAATTAGAACTTGAAGAAGTTCCATGCATGACTGCTACAGGATGGACTGAACAGCAGAAGAAAGCATATGTAATTGCAGACAATAAACTCGCTGAAAATGGCGAATGGGATACTGGTTTATATTTTAGTCAATTGAAAGAAATGAGTAATGATGGTTTTGACCTAGGGCTTATGGGGGTAGATATAGATTTATCAGCATTCAATTATAACCCAGTGTTAGAGCCAAAATTTGACGCTTCGGAAATTAATGAAGACAATATGATTAAAGCCAGTGAAAAAATGGACAAAGATATGAGTGATAGAATACAGGGTAAAGAGGGAACAGAGGTTATATGTCCACATTGCGCCGAAACATTTGTTTTTACTGGTAGGTGATAAGTGAAATATGAAAGAAAAGAACTCTATAATAAGTTAAATAAGCAGTCATGGCGGTATGCAAAAACAATGCCTTATATGCCACATTATCATGTTTGGATAGATAGGTGGACTACACAAGAAGATTTTGAATATTGTGTTAATTCAATTACTAAATTTGGTAAATGGGAATTTCACATGATAGAGCCACGTCATTATTTCTATGATAGTGCTTGGCGTTATTGGTGGATGAATGGCAAAACAGGAACTCCTACAGTCATAAACAGGGAACGTATAGAAATTAGAAGCCCCAAACCAATCCCAAGGAGGTTTCTGTGATTACTGTTTCATGTACTATAATGCACGCATCTTTTGATAGTAAAAGAAAAAAGACAGTACAAGAACTTCTATATCAATTACATTGCTCAAATAGTAATACTGAGTTTCTATCTGTAGATGTAATTTCAGATCAATTTAAAATGGGCGCGTGGTGGACTGCAAAAAAATGTTGGGAAAAGGGTGCAATATCTAAAGCTACACATCATCTAGTTTTACAGGATGATATAAAGTTATGTTATAATTTCTGCGCTGGTTTAAAAAAAGTAATTAGCGCATATCCAAATGATATAATTAGTTTATTTTATGGTCCACGAAAAAACTTCAATGGTACATCTAGGTGGGGAATAGCTGAAAGTGCATGGGGTCAAGCTATTGTAATGCCAGTTGAATTTGTAAAAGAGTTTTTATCATGGGATAAAGAAAATATTTGCCCTTCATTAAAACATGATGATAGTAGGCTTGCTCTATTTACCTCAAAAACAGGCAAAACAGCAAAAGTACCTTTCCCAAATTTAGTAAACCATAGAGATGGTGAAATAAGGTCTGTTATGGGAAATCATGGTGGAAAAAAAAGAAACACTGAATATTTTATGGGAAGCAATGACCCTCTTTCTTATGATTGGAATGATAAATCAAATCAAATGAAGTCAATTAGATCATTGTCAGAATATAAAAGGTATTTACTCAAATGATATATAATTCTGCGTTAAAAAATGGAACTCAACAATTTAAAGGTTTGCCACCTACCAATAGATTTGAACAGGATGGTTGTGTGGGTTTAAGGCGTAACTTAATAACTGAGGGTTATTTTAAAGATTTAGAAAGTTGTGATATTATCTATTGTGAACCTCCATTTCCAGCTGGAGTTAAGGTATTTGACGAGCGTGCAAAGGAAAATACTAATTCTTACACTGATTTTGCCAATGGTTTTTCTAGGCTATGGAATTTACTTGAACATAAGCCAAGATTAGCAATTACAAATAAGCGTCTTGAAAAATTTTTAACAAAACCTGATTTTCAAATAAAAGTAAAACTTAACACCCATTGGGAAACTTTAAGCTGTTGGGGGGTTTCTATACCAGAGGGCAAAACTAATTTAGAGATTTGTGAAATTCTAGGTAAAAAATATACAAGAATAGGAGATTTTACTTGTGGTTATGGTATACCTATTCTTTCTTTTAAGAAGGCAAGGCAGGGTAATACTTTCGTTGGTGCTGATTATGATGCACATTGCATAACTGTACTAAGGATGTTGATGGATGAAAATACACACAAATAATAATGTATTCGATGCGGCTTTAGATCGTATTAGGTTTATATTTGATGAATTTGATGAAGTAGTTGTTTCTTTCTCTGGTGGGAAGGATAGCACAGTCACTTTAAATCTTGCACTTAAAATAGCAGAAGAAAAAGGGCGTTTGCCTCTTAAGGTTATGTTTTTAGATCAAGAAGCAGAATGGCAAAATGTTGTTGATTATGTAAGAACAGTTATGCTTGACCCAAGAGTAGAGCCTTGGTGGTTTCAAATTCCAATAAAAATGACAAATTCTACATCAAATGAGCAACATTATTTGCATTGCTGGACAGAAGGCGATGATGAAAACTGGATGCGACCTAAAGAAGATTTTGCAATTACAGAAAATATATACGGCAAAGACAGATTTTATGAGATGTTCCCAGCAATAATGAAACATCATTGGCCTGACACACCAATGGCTGTATTAGCTGGAGTAAGGGCAGAAGAAAGCCCAGCCCGACTAGCTGGCTTAACTACAGCGGCTACATATAAATGGATTACATGGGGCAAAAAGGTTAATAAAAAAGAAAATCATTATAATTTTTATCCCCTCTATGATTGGTCATATACTGATATATGGAAAAGTATATTTGATCATAACTGGCAATATGCAAAGGCATATGATTATTTTTATCAATATGGAGTCAGCCCGACAAAGATGCGCGTTTCTAATCTTCACCATGAGACAGCAGTTCATCAGTTGTTTTATCTACAAGAGATTGAGCGTGACACATGGAATAAGCTTGTTAAGCGTTTAGATGGAGTAAACCAAGCAAGACATATGACTAAGGCTGATATGTTCCAAGCTAAGAGTTTGCCGTATATGTTTAAAGATTGGCGCGAATATAGAGACCATTTACTTGTAAATCTGGTTACTGACCCATCTTATCAAGAGGCAATGCGTAAAAAATTTGCACAGATGGATGATAAATATTCTATGTTAAAGGATATGAGTAAGCTCCATAAGGTTCATGTTACGACTATTCTCGCTCAAGATATAGATTTTACTAAGGTTAGTAATTTTGAACAAAACCCATTTGCTATTACATATAGAAGATGGAAGCGTGGCGACATGGATTTTGTAAACAAATCAGAACATAAAGATTGGATACCAGTAAATGTTAGTTAATGATGCAATACGTGATCACTTAGATGCTTTATCAACTCAAGAAAAGATTGAGTATATCGAGGCACTTAAAGACGATTTGCATAGTATGTCACCAATTCAACAGCCAGTAGATAGGGTTATGTGGGTAGATATAGAAAAAGTCCAAGCAAACGATTATAATCCTAATAGTGTTGCTGGTGCTGAAATGAAGCTACTTTATACCTCAATCAAACATGATGGATATACACAGCCAATAGTTACAATATATGATGAAGAACTTAATAAATATATTATAGTTGATGGTTTTCATAGATATTTTACCTGTAAGAGTAATAAAGATATATCAGATAGAAATCATGGCAGATTACCTATTGTCGTAATAGAGAAAGACATAAACGAAAGAATGGCGGCTACAGTAAGGCACAACAGGGCTAGAGGTTCTCATAGTGTCGATGGTATGGCCTCTATGGTCTTTTCTATGCTTGAACAGGGCTGGAAGGACTCCGATATATGCAATCATCTAGGAATGGAACCAGAAGAACTTCTAAGGCTAAAACATATTACAGGCTTTTCTAAGTTGTTTGAGAATACTGAATACAAAAAAGAATGGTTAACTAAACAGCAAATACTCATCAAAAAGAAATTTAATGATGAACAGAAAGGTGTTTAAGAACTTGATACTGGATAATAGTGAAAATATATGATAATGGTTATACTATGACTAACAAAATTGATGAAGCTTTAAAAATAAAGATACGAGATGAATTTGTTCATGGGTTTGTGGACGAAAATAACGTACGTCAATACCCTACAGTACAAGCGCTTTCTAAAAGACATGATGTTGCATATGCGTCATTGCATAGACGCTCTAAGTCAGAAGATTGGCAGACTGAAAAAAATAGGGTGCAAACTGAATATGATGAAGCCATAAAGCGCGAAAGACTAGAAAAGATGGTCGAATATGGCTCTCGTCTTGATGATGATGCAATAAAACTAGCATTGGCTATGATAGGTGATGCTGGTCGTAGGATTAATCAAGATGTTCAAAGTAGAAATACTCTTTTGCAAATTGCAGAAATGAGCAATGGTCCAGATAAAGATAATGCACTAGAAAAATTTAGATTAACTTCAAAAATTTTAACACCACATGATATGAGTGGTCTTGCACATACAGTAAGTAATGCTCAAAAAATTGGTAAATTGGCCTTAGGTCAAGCTCAAGAAATCAGCAAGGTATCGGCTAATGTCACAGCACCAGACAGTTTACGAAAAATTATCGACCAATTGGACGAACTTGCCAGCCTCAAGTCATCAAGCGCACAGCACACTTTACAGTGATTGGTTAGATATGGCGAGACCCCAACAATTAACCCCAAAGGGTAATTGGGGTGTGTGGCTTATATTAGCTGGGCGTGGTTGGGGTAAAACTATGGTCGGTGCATTTGATACCATGGTCTATGCACTTAATAATCCAGAAAGCAGATGTGCTGTTGTAACCCCTACATTCGGTGATTTGCGCCGCGTGGCATTTGGTGGTGTCTCTGGTATTATGAATTGGCTACCAGATGATTGTCTTTTAAAGGGTAGAGGGCAAGGGTATTCAAGTTCAGCCGCAGAAATAAGGTTATACAATGGCTCTATAATACAAGGGTTTGCGGCGAGTGAACCAAAGAGATTAAGAGGTCCACAATTCCACAGGGCTTGGTGTGACGAGATAGCGGCTTGGCAATACCCAGATGCGTTTGATCAGCTTATGTTTGGCTTGCGTCTTGGGGAAAATCCTCAATGCGTTATAACAACAACACCAGCGCCAAACGATTTAACAAGAAGATTAGTAAAAAGAACTAATACAATTATTACTCGGGGCAGTACGTTTGATAATGCGGCTAATCTTTCTGAGGTAGCGGTTGCACAGCTAAAAGATAAATATGAAGGCACTAGACTAGGCCGACAGGAGCTATACGGAGAAGTCTTAGATGATTTAGAAGGTGCTTTATGGGGTTATGGGGTAATTGATCAAAATCGAGTTAATTTAGAAAATTTGCCAGAATTCAATCGCATTGTCGTAGCTATAGACCCAAGCGTTACAAATAATGAAGACAGCGATGAAACAGGCATAATTGTAGCCGCAAGATGCAATAATAATCAATATTATGTACTGGAAGATGGTTCACATAAAAATACACCTGATGGTTGGGCAAGAAAGGCAGTAAGCCTTTTTCACAGCTATAATGCAGACAGATTAATAGCAGAAGTCAATAATGGTGGCGATTTAGTTGAAAAAGTGATAAGAACTATAGATATAAACATTCCTTACTCGTCAGTCCATGCAAGTCGTGGTAAGCTTGTAAGAGCAGAACCTATCGCGGCCTTGTATGAGCAAAGCAAAGTACATCACGTCGGGGTACATAAAGAACTGGAAGATCAGATGGTCTCATATACACCGAATTCCCGAAAGTCGCCAGACAGAATGGACGCCTTAGTATGGGCTTTAACAGAACTGAGCGCGTCTACTGGACAGCCAATGTGGAGAATTAGCTAATGGCATTTTTTGATTTTTTAAAACGTAATAATCTAAATTTAGAACATAAAGAAGCGCCTAGAGTGCATATGCAACAAACAACGCCATATCACGAGAGGTCAGATAGCTACAAATCTTATGCAAAAGAAGGTTATCAGCAAAATGCGGTAGTTTTTAAATGCGTTAATGAAATATCAAACGCCGCCGCTTCAATAAATTTTAAAGTTTATCAAGGCGATGTAGAGCTAGAACAGCACCCATTATTAAATCTTTTAAAGAAACCAAATCCAATACAGGCAGGAAATGAATATTTTCAATCACTTTATGCGTATATTTTATTATCTGGTAATAGTTATGCTATTAGTAGCACCGCTGGCGGCGTGCCAACTGAGCTACACCTTTTAAGGCCAGATCGAGTTGAAATAATTCCAAGCAATACGGCTATACCAAAAGGGTATAATTATAAGTTAAATGGTAAGGTCGTAAAAACTTATGATGCTGACCCATTTACAGGTCAGTCAGAAGTAAAGCATTTTAAAACTTGGAACCCATTAGATGATTATCTAGGTATGTCACCACTCATGGCGGCTTCAATAGATGTTGATCAACATAATCTCATAGCAAAACACAATATAGCATTGCTAGTAAATGGAGCTAGACCATCAGGCGCTGTTATATTTAAACCAACTGATACATCTGGAAACCCAGTAATGATGTCAGATATTCAAAGAAAACAGGTAAAAGATGATTTAGACCGCAGAATGAGTGGTACTAATAACTCTGGCAAACCTATGTTGCTTGAAGGTGATTTTGATTGGAAAGAAATGGGTATGTCC